ATATTGAGCATCCAACGCACCATAATATCCTAAATTTGTTGTAGTAAATCCTGACCATTGATTTCCTGGTCTAAAAAAATATGATGAATAAAATGTTGAATTTTGTGTTCTAAAATCTTGAACAGAAACATTAATTGAATAACCATCTGTATTTGTTAATTTTTGTATTGGAATATTTAATCTTGTAGATGCTGTAAACTTAATGTCAGTTTCATTTGGAAGACCTAAAATACGACCAATACCATATTCGTTTGTATACATTGGAGAATATGGGTCAACACCTCTTTGTAAAATTGTAATATATTGATTATTGTAATCCTCAAACAATTTACTATAATACAAATTATCAGTTTCTTTTGAATCTTCTCTCCAACCTAATAAATCAAAACTTTCAGTATTATTCCAATAAATTTTTGTATATCCATTAATAATTTGCATAAAACTTGAGGATAGTGGTGAGGGACCTTGTACCATTTTAATCGCATCAGATATTGTAATAGCGGTTAGTACTTGAAAATATTCTATATCTGATGGATATTTGTAATTGATTTCATTTGAACCTTTACTTAAATTATAAACAACATTAGCATTTCCTGTTTGTCCTGTTGCATATTGAATAACCATTGGAGGATATACCGTATCACCAGTAAAATTTGGAAATAATGTAGTTCCACTAATTCCAGTTACAACACCAAAATCTACGGTATTAGCACTATAAAGATAATTTTTGTCTTGTGATGTTGTAGGATTAACAAAAGTTAATAGTGTTCCAGATTCCCACTTTTGTGATACTAATATTGTGGTTGTATTGTCATAATGTTTTTTACCTATATTTGAATCAACATCAAAAGTAACACTAATTTTATTTACACCATCAAAATATTTTTTTCTAAGATTAAATGTATTAATTCTTTCACCCAACGGTAATGTTGTTGTCCAAGCAAACAGTTTTCTATTAGGTTTCGGTACCGAAACAAATAATAAATCTGTCGTACCATTAATTGGTATTGTGACAGTACTGGACTTTGTAGACCTAAAAACTTCTGGATTATTTATATCCTCATTTCTTGTTCCAATTGCCTGTGAAAAAGCATATGCGGCAATAGTTATAGCCTCTTCATTATCCTGAAAAAACCCATAATTTTTTTTAGGGATATTATTTTTAAGATTATCATAATATAATCCAGAATTACTTACTTGTGTTAATAATCCTGATGGGATTTCTCCATTGTTATCTAATGTAACTTCAGATGTACATTCACAAGTAGTACATGCGGGATATAACAATGACGGTAATTTTATTCTACCAAATTTTTTATTTGAGAAATTTAAAGCAATAAAAGTTAATCCCACAGCAACCGCAAAATTAAAAAGTCCTTGAGCAATAAATGTAAAAATAAGACCTATCGCTGGAAATGATGCTCCAGCCGAAATAAAGTTAGACGTTGCAGTAAAATAAAAATATCCAATAAGTGCTCCCAGTAAAGGAAGTGAATAATTATTCCAAAGATATGCAATTACGTGATAAGCAGTAAGTAAAGGAATACCTATCATCTGTAACAATTGGATGAACAATGAAACAATAAAAAATATTAAATCAAAATTTCTAACTCCATCATTAACAGGAAACTTATTAACACTAGTTTGACAATCATTATTATCAATTTCTTTAATACCAATAAATCTACCCCTATTCTCACCGTTCTTAAATTCATCAATCAATCCAGAAACCGTATAAACTCTATTAAAATCAAACTCATAAAAAGTATCCTCACAATTTATAGCAGAACTACTATTAGTATATCCTGACCAATCTAAACCAAAATAATATGAACCTTTTAATTGAGTTGATTGAACAGTACCTGTAGGATAATTAATTGGGTCCAACTCATAAGTTGAACCAGTCCATCCATATTCTCTGACATTTGGAACTAAAAAATATGCTCGTCTTGTTGTTTGACTTAAAGTTTCAGGTTGTTGCCATTTAACTTTAAACCTATATTTGGCCTTGGTTGGAATACCTATTGTTGGGTCATAAGATATTACTTTTTCACCAAATTCGTTGGTTATGTAGTAATCTAAGTTCATCGGTAATTCGGTCAACCAAACACCGTTTCCGTCAATAATATTTCCAGATTGTTCTAATTGATGTACTTCTAATATTGGATTACCATCGGCATCTTGATTGATTGTTTGTCTTATTGATAATATTTGACCAGGACCTGAAATTAACTCACAAAGATTACCTAAAGCTTCTTTAGGTCTACAAACTCTATTTCCTGTAATATCAAAACTACTTTGAAGAGCAACATTATCAGGACTTGAAAATATTGAACCCATAAAAACAGAAGTTGGTTGAATATTAATATTGGCATTATCTCTTAAATCAAAATCCGCCCTGCTAACGGCAATCTGACAAATCGCAGGGTCGCCCCACAACGGAGCAACATCAACTGTCTGTTGTATGTTTATAATCTGAGGTAATGAATTTAAATCTGTTGATGTGTTAAATTGGTTACCAGCAACTTGTGCTTCGGTAGCCAAACCCATCCTAATTAAATCTTGTGGTGTTAAAGAAAACTCACCGATATCAGATAAGTCAACATCCATAAATAAAGTTTGACCACCTAATGGAGCTCCCATTATCATATAGTCACCACTATCATTTGTTTTTGTTGTATACTTGTAATACTTGTCGTAAATCTCTACAACAGTATTATCAGTTAAAACATCTAACCTACTTGGTAATGTTCCTGTTGCGGCGTGTTTAGAATATGATTTTTCATAAGGTAATAGATTATATCTATAACCATCTTCATTTCTATCGTTTGGAGACTTGTAAGGGTATATACTAGAAATTAAAGGATTTGATTCATCAATAGTATCAATAGGAATAAAAATAGATACTCGGGCATTTGGTAATCCCAAACCATTGTTAGCAGTAACCCTACCAACAACAACACCATAGTTTGCACAATTTCTTGTATAAATCTCTGATTGTTGAATTTTTAATGATAAAATTTCTAAAAACTCAAAATCTTGGTCTAATTCAATATTAATTGTTTTATTGATACCAAGCTCAGTTCTTATTCTATATGATTGACCCATCTAATGTCTTTAATTAATAAATAGTTTATGTGGAATTTTTAAAATGTACCCACACAATTTAATTATAAGTTAAAGTGTTTATAAATAAACCAGTTAAGAGAAAGTAACTGATTGGAAGTTTTTAACTGAAACTTTAATATCTTTAGTTGGATATCTAATTTGATAAACCTGTGAAGGTTGAGCAAAAATTGTATCATCAACCGTTGAAATAAGTTTTGTTTCAGCATCTGCATATGACATTGAAGTCTCCGCTGAAGAATACTGACCACCAACTTGGTTGTATACATCTAATCCCGCAACGGTTAAAACACCATTTGTATTTTGAATTAAACTCTTTATCTCAGATAGATAAACGTTTTGTCCTAATTCTCTTGTTTGTGGATTAAAGTATGCCGAAATCTTATCAATAACACTTGAAATTACTTGTCCTGAGTTTTGTGCCGAATCTAAAACGATTGAAACCTCAACACCTAAGTCAATAACCTCAGCGGTAAAGATTGAAATATAATCATTCATCATTCGATAGTTTGATAAATAATTGGCAATATTTTGTCTTAAAGTATTTGATACAATATTAGTTAACTTACCTGAAGTATCGTAAGATAATATTTGAATTAAAATTTTATTATCATTTTCCGTTATTGATACCTTAGCAGGAGCTCCGAACTCTGCCGGCATGTTTCTAATCAACGACTCATAATCTTGAACGGTAACCGCTCTTTTTTGAGCTGAAAAGTTAAATGAAACGTAATTTCTAATTTCTTCTAATGAAGGAACACCAGCACCACCAACTGCGGCAGTTACGTTAGTACATCTTAAAGAGTTAACTACAGATGAGTTTGTTGCCTCTGATGGACCATTTACTGAGAATGATACAGTACCAATTTGAGTAATAACACTTGTTCCCAAGTTTGTTGACAATCCACCACCAACTCTATACTGAATAAACAATGTTGAATTAGGTGTTAATGTTGAACCTAATGAAATATTATTAGAATATCTTTGTAAATCCAAAGTAACACCAAGTGTTGTAAATTGATTTAATTGGTCTTGAGCAGTATTTGTACCACCACCAAATGTCATCTTTTTAAATCCTTCAGGAGTATATTCTGTTATAAATCTATCTTGTGTTTGAATATATTTACCAACTTTAATACCTGGTTGGTCAGAAACTTTGGTAGGGTCTTCAATAAAAACTCTATCTTCAGCCAACGCATCAACCTCATACCATCTATTCGATAAACCTAAAAATTCTGCAGTTGTTGGAATATTTGTATATTCTGTTCCACTTTTTAATAATACACTTGTAACACCGAGTACATTCTTTTCAGGTAAAAATAATTCAAAGAATGGTTTAACATCATTTGCTCCAATTACTCTTTTGAATACTTTAGTAATACCATTAACAACCATTTCTCGTTTTGTAATTGTATAATTTACAAGAACATTATTAGAGTTAAAGTTTGGTATTTTTAATCTATTAGGATAACCTTGAGAATTATATGGTGAAGCAAAATCAATATCATAAACGTTTTCAAATACAACACCAGCACCAGTTACTTGTGAACCTCTTAATAATGTTCCAAGATATCTTTCATCTTCCTTATCACCAAAGGCAGGAACCGTAACTGAAAAATCAACTAAAGCAACTGATGGTCTTTGACCCGGTAATTTTAAACCATAAGTTCTTGCAATATTATAAATTGAAGACCTTTGTTGGGCATATTGTAATACAGTTTCTTGAATACTTCTATCAATTTGATAGTTTAAGTTATCTGCAACGGCAGCATTTAAATCAAGGAAAACCGAGAACACCGAAGCATCATTAAAATCCTGAATTAATTCAGGGTAATACGTTTTTACGTAATTTAATAATTCAGTTCTTATTCCTTGGAAATCTCTGGTTGTGTACGATATTTTGTTATTTGCCATTTCTATTAAATATTGATAATCACAAAATCACTCTGAGCAAATGTTGAACCATTTGTAGAATAATCTAATCTTATTTTTGCTGTATATTCTGATGTTCCTTTACCAGGAAATCTATAAACCGAAGATTCACTAGTTCCTGCAGAGTTTTGTCCTGTTGCAATGTCCAATTCTTCTTGTGGGTCTGCGGGTGTTATTGTTAAATTATTTATTAAAAGATTTGGCATAAAATTTTCAACCGCATCTCTAATGTCAGATTCAATAGCATTAAATGTTAAACCATCAAATGGTTCAAATAAAAATTCATACAATCTAGTACCAAAAGTTGGTAAATAATACCTTGAACCTTTTCGAGTTAATAAAAGATGAAT